TGTTTAAACCTTTTGAAATAAAAAATAATTTTATTTCACCTAAGGATCAAATGTCTATGAGTTCTAAGTTTAATACTAAAAACATAGATAGAAGTGGAAAACCGATGATTTCTAATCCTGAAATACAAACAGCAGGTGAAATAGAACCACTGGGTGATCCTATAAAAGTTCCAGAAGAAAATATTCAAACTTTATAAAAAAAATATTATGGCAAAAAATCCAAGTCAAACAGGTGCTAACGCGGTATGGGGTGGACCTTTATCAGAAGAAGGTAGAGCAACGTTACCAGGTAATTCAAGATATGGTAAAAACTGTATGCAAGTATTAAAAGCACCTTGTGATTACAAAGCAGGACCAATTAGCTCTTTAGCAAAGTAAAAACTCACTAAAATGAGTGATAGAATAAGTGAACACATCTCGCTTAAAGAAGGGATTAAATCTAACACAGCCACTAGGTTAAATATTGACAATACACCTCGTGATTTAGATTTGATTAACATGAAAACTATTGCTGAAAAAGTGTTTGAACCTTTACGTAAATTTGTAGGTGGTCCAATCGCTATTAATAGTTTCTATCGCTCACCCAAATTAAATTCTGCTATTGGCGGAAGTACAACCTCTCAACATTGTATAGGTTGTGCGCTTGACCTAGACGACAAGTACGGTCATAAAACTAATGCAGAGATGTATGAGTATATTAAAAATAATTTAGATTACGATCAAATGATTTGGGAGTTTGGAACAGAAAATAATCCAGACTGGGTACATGTAAGTTATGTTTCAGAGGATGTTAATAGAAGACGCTGTTTACAAGCTTACAAAGATAATGGTAAAACAAAATACAAAGTAATATAATGTACAGTCAACAAAATAATCCTTTTTCTCCTCTTGAGAAAAGACTTAGAAAAACAACTAAGGGTAAAGGCAGAAACTTTAGAACAACTAAAGAAGGTGCTGGTATGACTGCTAAAGGTGTTAAAGAATATAGGAAGAAAAATCCTGGTAGTAAATTAAAAACTGCTGTAACGGGTAAAGTAAAACCTGGTAGTAAAGCTGCTAAAAGAAGAAAATCATTCTGCGCTAGATCAAAAGGTTGGACCGGTGAAAGAGGTAAAGCTGCTAGAAGAAGGTGGAAATGTTAAAATAAAAAAAAATAAAAAAAATGATTAGAAATTATTACACTGACTCTTACAAGTCTGGAATACCTGTAGCACCAAGTGATACATTATTGATAGACGGTAGAACAAAAGCAGATACTCCGATAGGGGCTTGGAAGCAATATAACTTATACATTGGTAGCTCACCTAGTAGTTTACCAGTAACAACAACAACAGATAATAGTGCTGTTTCAGGTGTAAATGTAGGTTTAAAATCACCTAATCCACTTATAAAAGCAGGTATGATAGTAAAAGGAACTGGTTTACCAGATGCTGGTACTGAAATTGCTTCTGTTACTAATGCTAGTAACTATGTTTTATTAGGTGGATCTGTAACAATAGCAGCTGACGCTACTTTAACATATACATATGCTGATGAAGCAGCTATTAAAGTTCATACAATTAACAATGAAGTAATAACATTTGTTAATCCAATAAAAGGATCTATACTACCAGTTAGTGTGGTTCAAGTTTATAGTACTGACACCCAAGGGGGTGTTACAGATATTGTAGCTTTAAGTTAACAACAATCAACAATCAACATTCAAAAAAACAAAATTATGGGAAAAAAAGGACACACTGTAGGTGGCGGAATGCCAGGACCAGGTAAATCAATTATTTCAGGAGGTCATGGAACTGGAAAATATGGACAACCACACAAGTTTTATGACAAAAGTATGGCTAAGTATAAAGGGCCACACAAAGAATTAAAAGATCTTTCAGGTGATGGTAAAATTACAAAGAAAGATGTTTTAATAGGAAGAGGTGTATTAGAAGGGCCTAAAAAAATGTCAGGAGAATCTTACGACATGAAACAAGCGTATAATAAAGATCTAACAAAAGGAGCTAGATTTAATTATTTAAAAAATGCTTTACATGATAAAGGTGGTATGAGCAAATACAAAGCTGAAGGACCTGGTAAAATGAAAAAAGACAAGCAAAAAATATCAAAGCAACAAGATGATGTTTTAGCTGGTATGGGTAAATACAAATGTGGAAAATAATTAACAACAATCAATAAACATTAACAACAAACAAAAATCAAAATTATGGCAAAATTTATCTCAATTTATTCATCAGGATCAGGTCTTGATGGAGGTGACATTCTAGTAGGAGTTCACAGCATCGTAGGTGTTGACGCAGCTTCAGGAACAAGTACAGTTATTAAAATGAATGGCGGTGTATTAGATGAGTGTACAATTACTCATAGTTCAACAGGAACTACTCCGTCTGTAAGAGACGCGATTAATTATGCATTAACTGCTAACCCAGGTGGTGTAAAAGCTAAAGTAGCTTTACCCTCAGGAATTACAGTTTCTGACATTGTATTCTCTTAATAATTAATTTATGATATGCTGCAGGGTTTATACCCTGCGGCTTTCATTATTAAGTATGGCTTTCAAAATTAAACCGTTTTATACTATTAACAATACTTCTATTACGCACATGCCAATGGAAGATAACGTTATGGGTAGAGCTGATAAAAAAGGAAATATTCTTTTAAACAAGGATATGAAGAATCCTAAAGATATTAACGATACTATAAACCATGAGCAAGTTCATATTGATCAAATGAAACGAGGTGAACTTTATTATGATAATCAAGCTGTTTATTTTAAAGGTAAAAAATATCTAAGAAAAGAGTTTGATGAGTCAAACAAAAAATTACCGTGGGAAGCACCCGCATATAAAGCAGGTTAATTATGTCTAAACCTAAAAAAAAATTTAAAGATACTAAGGTAGGAAAATTTCTACTAGGTAAATCAGGTATTATAAATGTAATAGGAGATATATTACCTGATCAAGGTGCACTAGGTATGGTTAAAAACCTTATAGACAAGGATGAAGACTTACCACCACAAGACAAAGAAATAGCTCTTAAATTATTAGAGCAAGATATGACTGAACTACAAGAAATTTCAAAACGTTGGGAAAGCGATATGAAATCAGATAGTTGGTTATCTAAAAACACACGACCAATGACATTGATATTTTTAACAACATCTCTTGTTATTTTTATTTTGTTAGATGGTTTTGATATAGCATTCAGTATTGATACTGGGTGGATTGATCTTTTAAAATCACTTCTAATAACCGTTTATGTTGCCTATTTCGGTTCAAGAGGTGCAGAGAAATTTAAATCAATAGGCAAATAATTAAATTTAATAAAATGAGTGAAGCAAAACAAATGATTACCGAAGACCAACTGAAAAAAATTCAAGGCTTTCAAAAAGACTTAAACAAGTTATTAAATGAAGTTGGATTTTTAGAAGCCCAAAAAGCCCAAGTATTAGGAAAATTTGGTGAAGTCAACAAACAAACTGAAGATTTCAAAAAAGAGTTAGAAAAAGAATACGGATCGATTAACATTAATCTTGAAGACGGATCTTTTGAACCTATCGAAAAAGAAGAAGACAAAAAAGAGTAATGTCATCTGTTATTAGAAAAATTAGCATTGGTTCTGATTATAAAACCGATGCAATGCATTATTCTTTGACCCAGTCAGTATATGGAGGTCACACTATATCTCATATACTCTTTGATGCAAAAGATAATTCTTATAACATTTACATTAAAAAACAAGACGAAGTATTGCCGTGGAAGAAGTTTAATTCTAACATGGCAATCTCCGTTGAGTATGATTTAGAGTATTAATGAAAAGCGTTTTTGATTTTATCGTTGAGCCATTAGGCCAGCGATATAATAATGAAATTAAAGTAGGTGACAAAAGCCTTATAATTAATACAAAACTTGAAAGCTTTAAGTCAGTAAACAATATAGCAAAAGTTATTCAAGTTCCTTTAGCTTATAAAACAGTTATTAAAAAAGGTGATAAAGTAATGATTCATCATAATGTTTTTAGAAGGTTTTATAATATTAAAGGTAAAGAAAAAAATAGTAAATCTTATTTTAAGGATAATTTATATTTTGTTCAACCAGATCAAATTTATTTATATAAAACAAAAGACAGATGGATGTCGTTTAAAGATAGATGTTTTATAAATCCTATAAAAAATAATGATAATGTAAACGCTAGTTTAGAGCAAAGCCTTATTGGTATATTAAAATATGGTAATAGTGCATTAGAAGCGCTAGGAATTAACGAGGGAGATCTTGTAGGTTACAAACCATATGGAGAGTTTGATTTTTTAGTAGATGGTAAGCGTTTATATTGTATGAAATCTAATGATATTGTAATTAAGTATGAACGTCAAGGAAACGAAACAGAATATAATCCTAGCTGGGCACAAAGCAGTTGAGGAATTAATAAAAGTTGCTAAAGAAGCTATTGTTGATTCTGATGATGATATATCAGCTGATAGATTAAAAAATGCTGCAGCTACAAAAAAGCTAGCTATATTTGATGCTTTTGAAATACTTAATCGTATTAAAGAAGAAGAAGATATGTTAAACGATAAACCAAAAGAAGAAAAGAAGAAAGAAGCTTTTGGAGGTTTTGCAGAAAGACGATCTAAATAATGTATAAACAAACATTATACCAAATAATTGATCACATAAAACCACATGTAATAAAAAGATTAAACAAATCTAAAAAGTGGGAGTATGGTTATAACAAAGAACACGATGTTATTGTTATATCTAAAACTGGTCAAATAGGTGATATATACGAGATACAAAACTTAAAAATAGCGTTACCAAAAGAAAAAGATGTTGATAAAAAACATGATAGGTGGAAACCACATGAGTACCCTAAGACATTAAAAAAGATTAAAACAATATTTGACTGGAAACAATATCCAGATGATTTTAAAGATAAATGGTATGCGTACATTGATAGAGAATTTGCCAGGCGCCACGAAGGTTATTGGTTCACTAATAAAGGTAAAGCTACTTATATTACTGGTACTCATTATATGTACTTGCAGTGGTCCAAGATTGATGTTGGGCAAGCAGACTTTAGAGAAGCAAACAGATTATTCTATATATTCTGGGAAGCTTGCAAGGCAGATACAAGATGTTACGGAATGTGCTACCTCAAAAACAGACGGTCTGGTTTTTCATTCATGGCATCTGGTGAAACTGTCAACCTTGCAACCATCTCTAGTGATGCTAGATACGGTGTGTTATCAAAATCTGGATCTGATGCAAAAAAAATGTTTACCGATAAAATCGTACCCATATCAGTTAACTACCCTTTTTTCTTTAAACCAATACAAGACGGTATGGACAGGCCAAAAACCGAGCTTGCATACAGGGTTCCAGCCAGTAGGTTTACAAGAAAAAAATTAGATACTAACGAACAGTTAGAAGAGCTTGAAGGATTAGATACAACTATTGACTGGAAAAATACAGGGGATAACAGTTATGATGGTGAAAAATTAAAACTACTTGTACATGATGAATCTGGTAAGTGGGAAAAACCTGACAACATATTAAACAACTGGAGGGTTACAAAAACTTGTTTACGATTAGGATCTAGAATTATAGGTAAGTGTATGATGGGATCAACGAGCAATGCTCTTGACAAAGGTGGTAGAAACTATAAAAAAATATATGATGACTCAGACGTTACCAGAAGAAACCGCAATGGGCAGACTAGCTCGGGATTATATAGCTTGTTCATACCTATGGAATGGAACTACGAAGGATACATTGACTCTTATGGGTTACCTGTCTTCGAGACGCCAGAAAAACCAAAAAAAGGTCCAGACGGTTTCC